AACGGTCGTGACGACCTAGGAGACTGAGATGGATATGAAGGCAATGCTGAAGAAGCATATGAAAAAGGGCAAAGGTGCCCATCCGGACGCTGACGTAAAGAAGATGCGTGCTGGTGGTAAGACCAACGCAGAAATGAAGAAGTATGGTCGTGGCATGGCGAAGGTCATGAACCAGCGTAGCCCGATGCGTGGCTCTTCTGGCCCGAGGTAATTCACATGAAGGACACCTCATACAATCAGCCGAAGCCGAACACCGAATCAACGGGTCGCAACGGCTATCCGGAGACGGATATCAACAAGGGCGTCACCCACATGAAAATGAAGGGTGCTGGCGCTGCGACGAAGGGCACTAAGTTCGTGTCGCAGATCAACCTTGAGATGAATGGCAAAGTCCGGGCGGGTTGGACTCCGTGAATTACTCTCAGTTAGTTTCACTCATTCAGGAGTATTGTGAATCTACGGAGCAAACCTTCGTAGCCAATATTCCTACGTTTGTGCAACTGGCTGAGGAGCGGATTTACAACTCCGTTCAGATTCCGGCGATCCGTAAGAACGTGACGGGCACGATGACGGCAAGTTTCCCATACTTTCAGTTGCCGTCTGACTGGCTCTCAACTTTCTCGTTAGCCGTGATTGATCCTACGACCGGTGAATACGAGTACCTGCTTAATAAAGATGTGAACTACATCCGTGCAGCGTACCCACCGCCCAACAGCACGGGTAAACCCAAGTATTACGCGATTTGGGACGACACTTCGATGATCCTTGGTCCGACTCCAGATACGGCGTATACAGCGGAGTTGCATTACTACTATTACCCGGTGTCTATCGTGACGCATGGTACGTCTTGGTTGGGTACTAATTTTGAAACCGTACTGCTCTACGGTGCTATTCGTGAAGGTTACACCTACTTAAAGGGTGAGGCTGATATCATGAATTTTTATGAGCAAAAGTACCAAGAATCCTTGGCACTTCTTAAACGTCTCGGTGACGGCTTGGATCGTCAAGACGCTTACCGTTCTGGTCAAGTTAGGATTCCTGTGTCATGAGTTTTGCAGCAGGCATGGAAATTGGAAATGTGTTCGTTCAGACCACGAGCAATCGTGGTTATACACCTGAAGAGATTGCTGAACGGGCATTGAATCGTCTTCGTCGAACCGAGACGGAAGAAGAGTTAAAACAGGTGCTTATAAGGTACCTGCAAGAGGCGCAGGATTCCGAAAGGATGAATGCACGGCGTATTTTAACTGAAAATGGTTTTGTTGATGCGGCTTCGCATTTAGGAGATTGAAATGGCTATCACTCAAGCAATGGCGACATCGTTCAAGGTAGAAATCCTTGACGGTATTCATAATTTTGGTACCGGCGTTGTTCGCGCTTCGACCGCTGCGGATGTGTTCAAGATCGCGTTGTATACCTCATCGGCTACGTTGAGCGCGGCTACGACTGCGTACACTACGTCAAATGAAGTGTCTTCGTCGGGCACGAACTATACGGCGGGCGGTAAGACGCTCACGATCTCGCAGGTACCGACTTCGACCAGCACGACTGCATGGATTGACTTTGCAGATATTACGTGGGATTCGGCTACGCTGACGGCGAACGGCGCGTTGATCTACAACGAGACGCAAGGCAACAAGGCTGTTGCGGTTCTGGCATTCGGGGCTGATAAGACCTCGACGGCTGGTAACTTCACCATCCAGTTCCCGGCTGCTGCTTCGACGACTGCGATTCTGCGTATTGCTTAATCGGGGGTTATCATGGCCCTCGTACTTGCGGATCGCGTCTTAGAGACGACGACCACTGCTGGCAGTGGCACACTCACTCTGGCCGGTGCAGCCACCGGGTACCAGACGTTTGCTGCTGTCGGTGATGGCAATACCACGTATTACACCATTACTGATGGTACCAACTGGGAAGTTGGTGTCGGTACGTACACGGCTGCGGGTACTAGCCTGTCCCGAGATACCGTGCTGGCTTCTAGTAATAGTGGGCAGAAGATTACCTTCCCCGCAGGTACGAAGAACGTCTTTGTAGATTATCCGGCTGCTCGCGCAGTATTTGGTGATGCAACCGGCACCGTAACGATAAGCAGTTTGGCGGCTACTTCGGCTGCTATTACAAATCTTGCCGCTACAAGTGCCAACATCACGACTTTGACGGGTACTACGATTGGTACGACGACTACGACCCTTCTTCAAGGGGCTAGCGGTAACATCACCAATTTAAATAGTACTAGCGCTCAGATTACGACCATTACCGGTACTACGATTGGTACGACGGCTACGACCCTTCTTCAAGGGGCTAGCGGTAACATCACCAATTTAAATAGTACTAGCGCTCAGATCACTACGATCACCGGCACTACGATTGGTACAACTGCAACGACGCAGTTGAAAGGCGCAAGTGCCACGATCACTACCCTTACGAGTACGTCGGCTGATATTACGACTATTACCGGTACGACGATTGGTACGACGGCTACGACCCAACTAAAGGGTGCAAGTGCGACGATTACTACCCTCAGCGGTACGAGTGCGACGATCACCAATATCCTTGATGGCCTTGGTCTGGTTCGTACTATCCCGCAAGTCAGTAAAGGTGCTAACTACACTTTGACAACGGCTGACAACGGTACGCACATCAACCTTACTGCTGGCGTGATTACTGTACCAAACAACACGTTTAGCGCAGGTAACGTAGTAACTGTGTACAACAACTCTACGGGCACGTTGAGTCTGACCATTTCGACTACCACGGGGTACGTCGCTGGTACGAATACCAACCGAACCGGTCTGGCTCTCGCAACTCGTGGCGTTGCTACGATTTTGTTTATCAACCCTTCGGCTTGTGTTGTTGCAGGTAATGTAACCTAACCATGCTTGGTTTTACGGCATTTTCAGTTGCGCCTATTTCAGCAATAGACCCGGCTGGATATGTTCTCGTATTTGTTGATGGTGTAGAAGGCACTGGACAACTTGGCTCTGTAACGGTTGCTAGCGAAACAAATGTATTTGTAACCGGTGTTGAAGCGACGGGCGAACTTGGTACGGTAACGGTTGCGGCAGATAGCAACCATGCTGTTGACGGCGTTCAGGCTGAAATCTTCCTCAGCGAAGAAGTTGTTGTTGGCGATGCAGTCGTTATTGAAACCGGACTTGAAGGCACGGGCGAGGTTGGAACTGCCACGGTCTTCCTTGAAATTATTGTCCCGGTCTCAGGAACTGAAGCAACCGGCGAACTTGGTACGGTCTTCGTTGTAACTGATCAAGTTCTGTCAGTTACAGGTGTTGAAGGAACCGGTGAAGTTGGTACCGTCTACATTGCAGCAGGTATCAATGTATATCCGGATGGAGTAGAAGGTACTGGAGCCACAGGATCGGTATTTGTTGTTACCGATCAAGTCCTGACGGTTTCTGGCGTATCGGCTAATGGCGACGTTGGCACTGTATCTTTCTCGCTGGACTGCAAGTTCTCTGTCACGGGCGTAGAAAGTACGGGTGAGATCGGTACAGTCACAGTCTTCCTTGAGAAGATCGTACCGGTTACGGGAGTTGAGGCTACGGGCGAACTTGGCACGGTCACCGTTACCGGCACTGCAAATGTTATAGTTTTGGGTGTTTCTGCGACGGGTTACATTGGTTCGCAATCGCCAGCCGTCAATGTCTGGGGTTTGATTAATACGAATCAAAATGCTGGCTGGACATCTATTGCGGCATGAGGTCATAAATGGCTAGTACATATTCAACCAACCTTGCTATCGAACTGATCGGCACTGGCGATCAAGCGGGGTCTTGGGGTAACACCACTAATACCAATCTGGGCACCCTGATTGAACAAGCCATTTCAGGCTATGTCACGCAGGCGATGACCACCGGTAACACTACGACGATCACGATCCCGAACGGTGCGACGGGCGTGGCGCGTAACATGTATATCGAGATGACGGGAACGGGCGGTACGAATACCTTCCTCGTTGTTCCTTCTAACAAGAAACTCTACTTCATCTACAACAACACCACTGGCGCGGTGACGGTCAAAGTCTCGGGTCAAACCGGTGTATCGGTTGCTGCGGGTGATAAACAGATTCTTGTGTCAAACGGTACTGATGTTGTTTCGGCAACGTCTTATATCAGTAACGTCTCTACTGCTAGTGCAAACATTACTACGTTAAGTGGTACGACTCTTAATTACACAAACGGAACAGTTAGTAATCTTACAAGCACTAGCGCGACTATCACGACTTTAACGAGCGGTTCTGCCAATATTACGCAGTTCCAAGCAACTTCTGCTTACATTACGACGCTGACGGCAGATAGTTTCACGCTTGGTGCGATTGCACTTGGCTCTGCAAATATCACAACGCTGACGGGTACTAGTGCAACGATTACAAATATTCTGGACGGAATTGGCAACGTTCGTAACGTACCGTCTAATGCCAAAACTGCGGCGTATACGCTTGCTGTGACCGATGTGGGTAAAGTCGTTACGACGACAAGCGGTACAATTACGGTACCAAATAATAATTTTGCAGCAGGCAATATCGTTTCGGTCTACAACAACTCGACTAACGTTATCAGTATCACAATTTCAACCACTACAGGTTATGTTGCAGGAACTGATACCAATCGTACTGGCCTCGCGTTATCTGCGCGTGGCCTCTCTACCGTATATTTTATTAACCCTTCTTACTGCATCGTTGCGGGTAATGTGACCTAAGGAATTAATATGACTAGCCAACAACTTTTTCTTCGTAGTTACGGCGCTGCTGCACCAACTACTATTGGTTTCTATGTATGGGGGTCTGGTGGTAGCGGCGGGGTTTCTCCTGAAGGTAATGCTGCTGGTGGCGGAGGTGGTAGTGGTTTTCTAGCAAGTAACGCCAGTATTAGTAAAGGCGCTACATATTCCGTTACTGTGGGTGGTTCAGACAGCACTAATTCGTTTTCAAATTTTGGTAGCGTTGGTTGCGGCGGTGCTGGCGGTAGTTATGGCGTCGGTACTAGTGACGGTGGCCCCGGTTATTGCGGTGGTGGCGCATCAGGTGACTCAAGCAACGGCAACCGTCAGGGCGGTATAGGTGATCCCGGTTTTCCCGGTGGGTATACAAATTCGCCGGGGTATGGCGGCGGCGGCGGGGGTGTTGGTAGTGCTGGTTTAGATGGCCCTAGTAGTGGTGGTGGTGGTGGAAATGGGGCTACGGCTGATTTTCCACCCTTAACTGTAGGTGCTATCTATTACGGTTATGGTGGTAGCGGTGGGCTTACAGGATCGCCCGGTGGCGGTAGTTTTGGTAACGGAGGAGGAGCCAACGCTGGTGGCGGATCGGCTGGCTCTGTACATATTTACTATCCTCAAAGTTTTGCAGCCGCAAATGTTGTTAATGGCGCTACGTTAGTTACACAATATGGGTATAAAGTTTATTCATTTAACGGTTCTGGCAATATTCAGTGGTGATTGAACATGGCTAGTTTTGCAGAACTTGATACAAATAATGTCGTACTTCGTGTTTTAAAAGTACGTAATGAAGACATCAATAATCTTGAAATGCCAGATTCCGAACCGGTAGGCATAACTTATTTAGAAGAAAACGGATTTACGGTGCCGCCCGGACACTCATGGAAACAGACTTCTGCGGTTGGTGCGTTTCGTAAAAATTACGGAATGGTTGGGTATTCTTATTACCCTGATCTTGACGCATTTGTTCCTCCAAGACCGAATCTGTTCCCTTCTTGGGTTTTGAATACGGAAAAAGCCAGATGGGAAGCGCCTGTTCCTATGCCGTCTGATGCTAATACTGGTAATCCGCCCAAGAGGTATATATGGGATGAGCCTACGGTTTCGTGGGTTGAAGTCATACAATGATCCCCGCTCTCGCTGCCATTGTCGAACCACTCCTTGCCAACGGGTTAGGTCTCGTTGCTAATGCTGTCATGGCGAAGGGACAGGCTTGGGTCGAAGGCAAGACCGGTGTGAAATTGCAGCCCAACATGCCCCCGGAAGAGGTCGCCAAACTTCAGATGGCGCAGATGGAGCATGAAGAAGAGTTGATGCGGCTCAAGTTGGAGGAGAACAAACTCGACATTGAGGAGTTGACCCTTCGGCTCAAGGACACGGACTCGGCTAGAGATCGTGAGATTCAGATCGCTACGTCCGACAAGGCTCCACTCCTTAATAAAGTAATCACGCCTATCCTTGCTTTAGCCCTTCTCTTAATAACGTTTGCTTTATTTGCGGTGGTCATGTTTGACCAC